CCGTGATCACCACGTCATAGGTGCCGATGGTCACGTCGTTCAAGTAGCGGCCCGTACCGGGATCGAAGCGGTTGATCTCCAGGGTCTGGTCCGTGGGCTTGCCGGTCAGCGGATCGGTCTCGGTGATCCGGAACACCCGGTAGCTGTCGTAGTAGCGCTGGATGAGCTTCAGGATCCGCTTGGCCAGCAGGTGGCGGGTGTAGGCCAGGTTATCCAGCGGCACGGCCAGCTGCTGCTGCGCGGCGAACTGCTTGGACTGGATCGCGATTCCTGGCTCGTTGGCGCCGCCGATGCCGCGCATGGCCTCGGGCACTGTCACGTCCTTGAGCACGCCACTGGCCCGGTCCAGGATGCGATCCATCCCAGAAGGCACCTGGTTGGGCTGGATCTTCTCGGGCCTCCGGGCTCCCTTCTTCACCTCGATGTGCAGCCCAGTGGCGCCGCCGCGCATCTCCAGCTCGTCGGGGCTCATGTTGGTGATGCTGCCCTGCTCCGTGATCCAACCACCATTGGCCGAGCTGCTCAGGATATGGATGATCTGGGACATCGCCTTGTTGACAATCTCCTGCGGGCCGATGGCGTCATCCACCATGCCGCCGGTACGGCCGCGCCGGAAGTAGGCGAAGTACGGCACCACCGTGAAATGCTCGTAGGGGCTGAAGGTGTCGTGCAGCGTCGCGGTCAGCGTGGTGACGGTCCACTTCACCCGGCGACGCATGCGCTTGGCGCGCACCGCACCCTGAGCCAGCGCGTCCTCTATGGAGTCCGGCGCCATGTGCTCCTCGATCTGCACGTCGCCTGTGTTGGGCCAGACCATGCAAGCCGTCTGCTCAAAGACCCAGCGCTGGCGGTCAATGACGCGGTAGCGCACCAGACCGTCCTCAGCCACCGAGCCAGCGTCGTAGGCGCCCAGGCGGTTGCGGCTGGCGAACTTGCTGCGCGACTCCTCGTCGTCCAGCTCGCCGAAGTCCACACCTCCGTCATGACTGGCCTCGGCTCTCTGCCGCGCCTCCCGGCCATACAACTGCTCGATCTCGTCCAGCGTGAGCCAGCGCGTGATGATGACGTCGCTCCACTTATCCGGGTCATAGCTCTTGGCGTCCGGGTCCGGGATCACGTCCATGGGATCCAGCGTGCTGAGGGCGATCTCGCCCAGGATGTTGTCGTCGAAGCACATCCGCAGGTCGAAGTACCCGCGCTGCTGGATCACGCCATCGCTGAAGACCTGGGTTTCGTGCCAGTGCAAGCCCGCCATGTCGGCCACCTGCATGGCGACTTTCGACAAGATCGTGGCGCGGTCCAGGTCCGCGTCGCCGCCACGCGGCTTGAAAGCGATGTCCACGCGGTTCTGGATCTGGTAGCCGATGGCCGCATTGATGGAGGGCTTGATCTCGTTGAGCTCGTAGCAGGGCCGGCGCTCCTCCTCGAGCTGCGCGCGCGCCCCGGGCGTCCACTGCTTGCCCTGGCCCATGTACATGTCCTCGCAGCGCTGGGCCTGCGGCAGGTAGTCCAGGTGCCCACGGTCCTTGCCGTACTGGTAGCGGTTCCAGTTGGCGCGGGCAGCGTCGTCCAGGCTGCTGGTGATGGAGATGGTGTTGTTCATGGTCATGCTGCTGATTGGTCCCAGCCACGGCGGCCACCACGCGCCATGGCGCGCACACGGTCTTGCAGGCTCTGGCGCGGGCCATGGCCAGGAATCAGGGGGATGGGTGCCGGCAGGTCGTCCACGAAGGTCATGGCCACGCTGTCGCCCTTGTCGGGGGAGCGGCCCAGCACCTCGCGGATCTCGTCCTTGCTGTTGATCTGGATGGCCGTGCCCTTGCCCATGGTCACGACCTTGAATCGGGGTGCGGCCAGGTCGCCTTCGAGCTCAGGGTCTGGAGGCAGCGCGATGGGCTCCGGGCCGTGCGGATCCAGGGCCTCGCGCAGGCGCCAGTACATCTCAGCCCGCTTGTTGCGGAAGTGCAGCTGGCCGGCCTTGTCCATGTGCTCGCTGGCGTTGGATGCGACTACTGGATGAATATGCAGTCCCAGCCCCACCAGGAAGTCGTAGGCGCTGGAGCCGCAGCCGATGCTGTCCACCGCGATGGGCGCACCGTCGCGCACCAGGGGCGTCACGAAGCCCGCCGCCGTGGGCCCGTCATGCGTCACCACGCCCGGCGCTGTCACCAAGCGGTCGAACCAGCGGTCGTGGCGCCGAGCCGCCGAGGACTTGTCCAGGCCGCCGCGTGACGGGTCGAACCCCATGGCAGTCATCGGCCCCTTCTTCTCGAGCTCCTTCCAGCGCGCCATGGCCGCCTTGATCCACTCCGTTGGGATCAGCTGCCACACAGGGTCGGCTGCGCCCGCGCTGAAGTCGCCGCGCAGCATCTGGGAGCGCAGGGGCTCCGGCAAGGCCTGCAGCTGGGCCTTGTAGCCGGTGGCCATCAGGAACAGGTTGTCATCCACGCGCGAGGGGATGAACGTGCGGCTCTTGGGCTGCATCAGCTCGCCGGACACCATCACGGGCTCGGGGCCAGGCACCTCCTGGTCCTCGCCCTTCTCGTTGGAGATGTACCAGCGCAGCTCGCCGGGCTTCGCTGGGTTCGGGTGGCGAGGATCCAGCCACGGCGCCCAGAAGCGCTTCACCCACTCGCCCTCTGGACCCGTCGGCGGGTTGCCGGCGCAGACGATGCGCTGGCGCACCTTCGGGTTGTCCGTGCGCATCCAGGCGTTGAGAGTGCGGAATTGCGTCTCCGTGAAGTGGCAGATCTCGTCGTAGAGCTTGGCGTCGTGCGGGCGGCCGGCGTACTTCTCCCAGTCCTCCGGCTCGTTCACGCTGCCCAGCTCGAGCAGGCGGTCGCCAGGCAGGCGCCAGAGCTTGTCCTGGCTGTTGTAGCCGTCGCGCGTGCCCAGGATCTTGGCCATGCGCGTCACCAGGCCCTTGAGCTGCACACCCTGGCGCCGGAAGATGATGGCGTGCTCCTGGGCTGTCAGAGCCAGGCCCAGCAGCAGCTCGGTCTTGCCGCCGCCGGCCGCGCCGCCGTAGAAGAGGATGTCGGCCAAGCAGTTGTAGGCCATGGTCTGCGGGCCAGGCTGGGGGACCCAGATGCCCGGATCAGCCTCGCGCAGGAACACGTCCAGTTGCGCGCGCTGAGCCTCGGGCAGCAGCTTCAGGCGGCGCAGGATCTCGGCCGAGGTGGGGATGCCCGGCGCCGTCATTCAGGCAGCCCTCCGCCCAGCACCAGGCCCAGCGTGGAAATCAGCTCGGGGTTGGCGGCCAGGACACGCTGCATGCGCATCGCGCGCTCTGCATCCGACATGTCGCGCAGCGAGAGCGGGTCGGAGCGCTGGTAGTTGTCCCGGGCGTACAGGCCCAGGTTCTTGGCCAGTTTCTCCCAGGCCTCCAGCTGCGAGTGCATCTGGATCTCCACGCCGTACTTGGTCTGCTTGGCGCCGGCATACAGGGCCGCCGCACGCTGGCTCAGGTGGCGCGTGTCCTTCAGCACGGTGCGCGGCTCGCCGCAACCACCGCAGCCTGGGCACTCGGGATGGGGCAGCAGGTGGGGGCTGTACCCTGCACCGCCCTGCTCGTCGAATTCTTCAGCCGGCTTGTCCGCAGCAGCCCAGCGCTTGCGGTCCTCTGCCATCTCCAGCTCGGTGCGCTGGAACCGATGGCCCTGGCCATGGCAGCACCTGCAGCAGCCGACACGCACCTCGATCAGTTCCCGGGGGTCAGCGGTGGCGATCAGGGCCAGCTGCCGAACCACGTTCTCAGCCTTGATGTCCAGCTTGTCCTGCAGCTTCTTCTGGCCCGCCTGGATCGCATCCTGGACGTGAGGTCTCCTCAGGAGGTCCGAGGCCTGCACCGTGGCCGTGTGGGCGCTATAGCCCGCCCGGATGGCAGCCTGCGTGCCGTTGGGGTCGATCATGTACTCGCGGACGAAGCGCTGCTGGCGTGGATCCAGCTTGGCAATCTCCTTGGGCGTGGCGCCAGGCTTGTCCGGCCGGGTCCATCCATTGGCCCGAGCCCGCTTGCCGATGGCGGAGTGCGTCAGCCCGTGGGCTTCCGCAATCTCACGCAGGGATTGGTTCGTGGTGCGGTAAACGCGCTCGATCTCCGGCCAGTCGGTGCTGGCGGGTGCTGAGCCCATCGCGTTGAGGGCGCTTAGAGATTGGGGGATAGCTGGGGTTTCCACAGCTAGGATGGTTCCTGGCTTGGGAGCGGAATGGAAACCCTAGAGGGGTGACAGGGAAATCGAAAACTACTGATACGCTATGTAAGTTTTTATTGATAGCACCATAAGGTCTATGGACTAAACCATCCAAATCACTTCAAACACAGCAATCAAAACATGCCAAATCTAATAAGCAAGTTAGAAAAAAATTATATAAACCTCAAATCTTCCGAATTAGACACCCCAATATATCGAATTTTCCCAAAAAACAGACTTCTCGAAATTCTGAGAACAAACAATATGGCACTAGTTAAACCATCGGTCTGGGACGATCCATTGGAGAATACACTATTAAAGTCAAAACTAAAATATCCAAACGGAATAATTGCAAAAATGACCTCTGAAAAATCAGTTTTCTGCCAATGCTGGACTACCAATCAGGATAGCGATGCCATGTGGCGCATTTATTCGCAAAAAAATGATGGATTAAAAGTCAAATCTTCTCCAAGAAAAATACTAAATGCCCTAGCAAAAAATGAGAAAATTTACGCAGAAGATTTATGCTTCATTGGAAAGGTAATTTATAAAAATATAAATGATATTTTCGATGAATTTCAATATATTGATCCAGGGGATTTCAGTGGCAAAGGAATAGCAAGATCACTCCTATTTAAAAGACTGGCTTTTCAGCACGAAAATGAAATAAGACTCATATATGCTGGATTAGACTCAGATGAAAATCTAAATAAGAATATACACATTTTCAAATTAGATCCAAACGATATATTTGAAGAAATAATAATTGACCCAAGATCGAACAGGGATCTTCAAAGAAAATTAACCAAGCAAATAAAAGATTTAAATTACAAAGGAATAATAGAAAAATCTGATCTTTATGGAAATATCGAACCAGTAACTATAGAAATTAAGCGCCCTATCCACAATATACCAAATCCATCAATTCCAACTTCTTAAGGCAATTTATTCCACCTAAATTTATCTCGCACTGGGCCAACCTAAAAGCCACCATCGTGCCTAGGCCAAGAGATTGAGAGTCGTCTACGCCAGCCAACCCAGCAGAACCGCCAGGCTATGCTGGCTCAGCTGGCAGCACCGCCCGCGTCCCGCTTAGATTTTCCCCGCCTTCGCCAGCCGATTCAGCTTAGGCGCAAGCTTGGGATCAATGCCTCGGATTCGCCTATTCGTGCGCTCAAGCGTCACCCCTGCTTTGTTGCGCCCTGTTCTGCGTGCCACTTCCGCATCTGACAATTTTCCAAGCAAGGCCACTTCTTCAGGAAGCCAGAGCCTGCGCTGCTTGGTTGCCTTGATGCCGTACTTCTTTCTGAGCTTGGCGATTGTCGAGAGATGCACTCCGGCCTCCCTTGCAATTACCGTGTCAGCAACTTGGCCAAGCTGAGCCAGGAGTCCGCTGGTCAAGTCGTTCTTTTCACTACGGGCCAGCTTGACCTCCTTCTTTGGCACCTCCTGCGTTTTCTGCTCCATCGCCGTACGTATCCCTCGGTACCGCCTGGCCGCAGCGGCTCTGCCCTTCGTCGTCCCCAGGGTTTCTGCCACGGCATTGTCTGGCACGACCCCCAACAATGCGACTTGCTCCTCGCCCCAGACAAGTGCGGGAGCGATGCCCAAAGCCCGCCGCTTCTTTCCTACTGTTCTACTCGATAGTCCTAATTCTCTAGCAATCACTCGATCAGATGCTCGCCCTAATTTCTCGATCATCTGATGTGTCCAAACAATGCCGCCATTCCCTATATTTACTCGATTGTGTTTGCAAAATGAAAATATTCCTCGATTTTTTCGCTCAGCACCGACCGTACGTCTTCCAATCCCGAGAATTTCCGCAACCTTATAGTCAGAGACAGTGCCGAGAATTTCTATCATTTTCTCAGTCCACTCAATTTTTTAACCATCATTACGCCCCCAAATCGCGCTTCAGTTTTTTCAATTCTCGAATGACTTCATTCAAAAGCATGTTGTCATTTTCTGCCGCCTGAATATTGCTCAGCTGAATCGCATCACCTGCCAGCCTGGTCGCAAGGGAGCGGCGCTCCCGTGGGTAGAGACGCACCACAAGATCACCAATTTCGATAATGGAGGTGCCATCGGGCAGGTCTGTGACCGACACGGCACGCGGCTCGGGCAGTGGCTCCTGAGGCACGAACACCCCGGCACGCACTCGTCGAAGTGTCCCCTCGATGTGGATCATCCGGCTGACGTGGTCGTCGATGACGTGGTAGCTCTTGCCTGTCAGCGTCATCAGAGTTTCTCGGGTGACCACCTGGTTTTGCTGGACCAGTTCTTGAATCGTGTCGCGGATGATCTGCCGCGTCGTGCGAGTCTCTTCGGGCGTGGGCTCGGGGGTCATGCTGCTGGTTTCTTCGGCGGTCATGGATTCGCCTCCTCTTGGCGGTCTTGCCAGTGCTTGGAAACAGGGGTGGACGGGCCGGCGGCCATGCGGCGCGGTAGAGGCCCGTCCCAATCGGTGATGTGCTGGTGGCGGCCGACGAACCGCAGCGGCACCAGGCCCTGGGGGCCGTTGCGGTGCGCCACGATCTCCAGCTCGCTGTAGCCCTGCAGCTCGGGCAGGCGCTTGCTCTGCGGGTGTGCCCAGTCCGTAAACAGCAGCGCGATCTGGTCGGCTGCAGCTTCGATGGCGCCCGACTCGCGCAGGTGGGACATGTTGGGCCGGCCATAGGTCTCGTCAGCCTTGCGGTTCATCTGGCTCAGCACCACGGCCGCCATGTCCAGGTCCATGGCCAGGTCCTTGATGCCGTTCACGATCAGGTCCAAGTCGCGCGAGCGGTTGTCCTTCTCGGATGCCGCCATGCGCTGGAGGAAGTCCACGAAGATCACGTCCAGGCCGGCCTCGCGCTTGACCTTGAGGGCCTTTCGCCGGATGTCGCCCAGCGTGAGGCTGGTCTGGTCGTCGTGGTGCAGGTGCAGCTGCTCCAGGTGGTGGGCAGCAGCCGTCACCGCCGGCCACATGTCCGCGTCCCGGGGATCGGCGGCCAGGATGCGGCTCAGGTCGAAGGCAGCGGCCGCCGCAGTGTGCCGGTGCATCAGCTGCGCAATGGGCATCTCCTGGCTCAGGAACAGCACGCTCTGGCGCTGGGCCAAGTGGCGGGCGATGGCCAGGGCCAGCGCGGTCTTGCCGTGCTTGGGCCGCGCGCCCAGCACCAGGAGCTCACCGCGGCGCAGGCCGCCGTTCAGCAGCCTGTCCAGGCCCTGGATGCCCGTGGCCATGGCCGGGTTGCGCCCTTCGCTCAGCTCCTGCAGCAGCACCATGTACTCGGTCACCGAATCGCTGATGCGCCTGGGGTCGCGCCGGCCCCGGCTGGTGGCCAGCTGGGCCAGCAGCATTTGGGCCTTATCGATCTCGGCCGCAGCCAGGGCGCCGGGCTCCATGGCCGCGTCCACCATGGCCGTGCCGGCCTGGATCAGCTGCCGCAGGCGGTGCTGGTCCAGGATCTCGTCGGCATAGCGCCGCATGCTGGCCTGGCCCGGCAGGTACTGCGCGAGGTCGGTCAGTTGCGGCAGCGTGGTGTCTGCCGCCTGGCGCCGCAGCTCCTCGAAGACCGACACCGGATCGGTGGGCGCGCCGGCCGTGGCCAGGGCACGGACGGCACGGAACACCTCGCGGTGCATGGGCGCGTAGAACGCCATGGCGTCCAGCTGAGGCAGCGCTGCCCACGCCTCCGGATCCAGCATCAGGCCGCCCAGAAGCGCGGCTTCCGACGCGACGCTGGCAGGCATGCGGCGCTCGGTGGTACGACTGCGCAATTCTGCGCAGTCCTGCTCGTCGGGTGAAAACTCGTCCATCAGCATTCGACAGCGCCCCCGCGGTGGCTGGGCCAGTTGCACTTCAGCGCTTTCGCCCCTTCACGCAGCCGGTCGAACGAGCGCTCGCCGACCGAGGCCTTGATGTCGTTGATCGCCAGGTTGGACAGCAGCACCGTGGGCCGCTGCATGGCGTAGCGGCTGTCGATCACCTCGAACAGCTGCAGGCGCTCTGCGTCCGTGCCCATGCTGGCCCCGACTTCATCGATGACCAGCAGAGCATCGCTGCCGAGGCTCGCGATCAGCTCGCTATCGGTCTCCGGCCGGTCCCAGGAACTGGCCTGGAACCCGCTGCTGCCCCACGTGGCGCGCAGCATGCGCACGATCTGCCGGCTGCTGAGGATCCGGGCGCCCAGGTCACGCTCGTGGATGACGTGGTTCACCATGGCGCTACCGAGGTGGGTCTTGCCCGTGCCCACCGGGCCGATCATCCACAGGCCTCCACCCGAGTGGAAGTCGTTCTCCTCGGCGAACTTGCGGCACGCAGCCAGCACATCCGCCTGGCCGGGATGGAACGGGCGATAGTTGGCAAACGAGCACTCCAGCATCCTGCCCACCAGGCCACTGCGCGCCATCCGGCTGCTCAGCCGGTCCTTTCGCTCTGCCTCTTTTTGCTCACGCATCGCTGCGGCAATGCGCTCATCGCGCTCATGCTGGAATTGATCCGTCATCGGGGACACCTTGGTCGTAGTAATCGCTGTGTTCATGGGTGAAGCCGCTGTGGCGGCCGGCGTTGCTTCGGGGTTGGCTGTGGCCACCAGACGGCGCGCGGTCATCGCCGATGCGCTTGGCGTACCAACTCGCGTTGAAGCCTCGCCATCCCGCTTCGCAGCAGACCTCGAGCGCCCGGGCCAGAGTGATGCGGGCCGTCGCGGCTTCTCGGGCAATGCCGTCCAGGGCGGTGTCGGTCAGGGGTGCGCGATGTTTCTTCCGCAGGGCCAGATAGTCCTGCCAGACCTTTTCGGGCACGTCGTCGGGCCGTGTTGCCTCGGGACTGCTGCGCTTGCGGGTTCCGTCGCCAGGAGACGCGCCATGGCTGGAGACGCCGGGTGGAGGGGCCGTACCGTCAGGTACGGGAGGTATTAACTCTCCCTGTCTCTCTCCCTGTCCCTCTCCCTTATTAGCCGTCTCATGTGCGTCTCCGGTAGACGGTGCATGAGACGCTTTGGTAGACGGTCGAGCGTCTACATGACCGTCTACATGCAGGGCGATGAGACGCTCAAGTTCAGTCTTTGATGCATTGGCGGGAGGCGTCACGCCAGCGTCTCGCAGCCGGGCGGAAAGTTCCTTGAGCTGCTCTCGCCAGCGCTGCTGGCGGGACTTCTTGGCATCCACGCCTTCCATGTGAACCTGTCGGCCGTCCCAGGCCTGGACCGCCAAGTCAGCGATCACGGGGTGATAGAGGCGACCGTCTGAGCACTTCACCCAGCCGCGCATGGCCATGTCGCGCACCTTCTTCCAGCTGCGAGAGCCGGACAGCGCTTCAAGCAGGCGCTCATCGCTGGGCAAGCTGCCGCCAGGAATCTGGTTCCAGCTCTTGCACCACAGGGCCACAGCAGCCTTGAACTCATCCCCGGTGCTGAGCAGAAACAGGTCGGAGTCGAGCAGGCGCCCGGTCTCCAGGGGCATCCATGGCAGGCCGCGCAGGTTGCAGTCGGGCGGCGTCATGGGTGGGGGTAGATCTGCGCTCATCGCTGTCGAGCTCCCTTTTTCTGGGCCATCCGTCATCCAGCAGTCCTTACGCCCTGGCTGCCGCTGTGTGCCTGCAGGGCTGCCAGCGCCTTCAGGGCCTGGTTCAGCGTGGCCGTGGCGCTGTCGATGGACTCGGCGATGCGCGCCGCTTGGTCCTCGGGCGCCTTGCGGTCAGGCCGGGCGTGCAGCGTCTCGTCGCATGCGTACATGAGCGGGTCGTACCGGCCGCAGAAACGCATGGCTGCGATGATCTGGCCGAAGGTCAGACGCTCGTCTTTCTTGGGGTTCAGGCAGGCCCTCAGCCGAGCATGGGCAGATGCCAGCTTCATGTGGGGGAACAGATGCATTGCCAACTGCTGGGTGCTCTTCGCGCTGGTGGCGAGCATTTGCGCCAAGGCGTCGTACTCGTCCTGGTAGATGTGGGATGTCATTCGGGTACTTCGGCGTGCTGGAGCAGTGCACGCAGTTGAGGTGCAGCGACACGCAAGGCCGCCGCTGCGGCAGCGTCTTCGCCGCAGTTCAGGTGGGGACAGAACTTCTGCAGGAGGTAAAGGACTGGCGTGATGTCGCCTGTGAAAGCCACGTAAGCCTCGAAGTCACTGAGCGTGAATCGCCGAGGATCTTTCGGGTTGTTGGCCAGCTTGCGCGACAAATCGGATGGACTCATGCGCATGGCGGCCGCAATCGTTTTCAGGTGCAGCCCGTTTTCATGAGCGCACACACGCACGCAATCCAGCGCAGTGGGAAACCGCTCGGGGAGACCACTTTGTGGCACAGCCCTGCTCATGCCACGGCCCTCATGCTGACCCGGCCGGCGGCGCGCTCGATCCGCTGAGCCAATTCCGTTTGGGCACGCACGGCTTCGATGAACTGCCGCTGCAGCTCCGCGATCTCATCTCGCGGCTCCACAGGAACCGGCGGTGCATACCCCAGCTCAGCGGTGATGAACTCCATGCCGTCATGGCAACCCTTGACACGCGCCAGTCGCAGGATCAGCAGGACCTGCTCAGGCGAGAGCTTCGCTGGGCGATCTTCGTTGAGGCAGTCCAGCAGGGCCCGCTGAGCCGCGTCCGGAGCCTTCTCGGGCCACAGCAGCGCGCCCACCTGTTTGGTGCCGCCGCACGCCTTCACGCAGACCACAAGCGCGTCATTGAACGATTCCATGACTACTCCTTACGAGCCTTTGCGAACTCTTCGTAAG